GGGCGCTCTACCGACTAGAGTGGGTTGTTCTCTAGCCGGGACATGTAATTATGTAAACATGAATTTATGCATGGCTGTTGGCGTACTTAACACGTTTAATACGATGCTTGGGTTAACGAATCGATGTTTCGTACGAGCTGCAACTCAGCACACAAGTTGTACGTTACCGTTGCTGTTACTCCGTACTCAAGAATGTTGGTGCCAGTAACGGCTCCTTCGAGAGTAGCGTAGAAGTAGAAATCGCCGGACCGGATGGTCGCATAACATGTGAAACCATCGTCAAGAGCGATGGTCACGTCGTCATTGTAGCGTAACAGATTGTTGACAGTACAATTCGTCCAAGTCGCGTTGACTTGTTGACTAGCCGTAATCTGGAATATGACTTTGTAAATGTCGCCTTCCGTGATCCCAGTGGGGTCCGTACTAGTGGCATTCGCAATAGTCTTTCCGGTGTTAGTTGTGCTAGGAATGAAATTGTTGCCGGCTGTTTTAGCCACAGCGTTTTCTGTGAAACAGATGAACGATGATTGCGCGCGAGCAATTGGCAGTGTTCCAGCTCGTGGATTAACTGCTAATTCCTTGAATGAGATGTCGTAATCGATAAGTAAATAGCCAGGCGAGTTGGCTGCGTTAGTCTTAGAGAAGAAAAACAGACTACCAGCCCTATCTTCATTGATGTCAGACTGATTACCGTACAAAGTGGTTTTCCAATCCGCTGTCGGTTTGATCAGAGCTGTGTGGTTAGTCCACTGGGGACCGATCACAGTGTTAGGGTCTGATAGGATGTAGGGTAAGAATGATGAATTGGAATAATCCACCATCGGTGAGAGTGCGTCGCGTTCGTAGTAAAACACTACGTCGCCAGCTTGCGATGTTGGAGAACTAGTGATGTAGTGGACCGTGATTGAATTCACTTTGAATTTACTGAACATTTGGCAGTAATTGCGGAGTACGCTGCTTGGTAGCGCGCAGGGAGTAATCGGCATTCCGCCAATCAATTCCCAACCGACAATCGCTGAACCTGTAGCAGATAACGCAAAAGCGAAATCGCGACCAACAACACGAGCACCATTCGTTGTTTGAGTGATGCGCGGTCTAGTTCCTCGAACCGAGTTTCCAACTGACACTGGCGCAGAGTTAATCTGCGACACTGGTCCGAAGCTCGCTGGGCGGCTAAGCCCTCGTCCTTTCTTTTGGTTCTTCGTCTTAGGCATTCGAGCCATATTCGAGTGTTATTTATTGAAATTATGTTTGTTTGATTTATTTTACGCCAACCAACCTCCATTATGCAGGCAGAATTGCGTTTCTCTTCTTTTTCTTTTTCTTTTTAGGCTTTGCAGCGTTGAGATTAAGCTGTCGCTTATGGTAAATCCCTGGCTGGCCTTGGGACGCGAGAGCTGCGTCATGCAGGGCTATGTGGTTATTAAATCTATCGGCTTGTCCGGAAACGAGACGTTGATTCTTTTCTGCTTTGGTCTCAACTGGGGCCGGGGTCACTTTGACTTTATCCCGGATATATTCAGCGCCATGTTTAATGGCCTTTACTACTTTCCCTAGAGTCTGCGCCGCTTCACCGGGCGTCACTTTTACTTTACCCTTAGCCTGGCTTTCGCCATTGGATCCGGGGACGTAAGCCCTATTCGGTGCGTTAGTCTCATAGAGACGGTTCAAGTCCTGTTTTTCAGTTTTGAGGTAAGTACCATTCAGTCTAGAATTCATTTCTACTATGTTCTTGCCGCCTTGATAAATCAGGCCGCCTAATCCGAACCTCGCGAAGTTCTGAGCTGTGCTAGCTGCTTTCCGTTTAGTGTAGTTTCCGTAAAGGACTAACTTCCCAGCAATTCGGGGGTCCTCTTTCATCTGGGCCCCGTACTTGGGATCTAACTTCATAGCTTTCTCATAAAAGATCTGGTCAGCTGCTTCACGATGCGCGTCGTCCTTGTAATGGGCATACGCTGTGTCGTGATAGTATGCTAACTCATCTAACTCATTCATCACTGGTGCGGATCCGAACTCTACGCTCGATTGATTTTTACCATCGCTCCAATTCTGCCCCGTGTAGTTTCCAGAGGCATACCATGGTCTGGTTGGGTCCTCGCCTGGTATTCCTAAGTACTGTTCGGGGGGGTTTGTGGGTTCGTTCATTTTCGTTGTTTAATTTTTATTTACGCCACCACCACCACCGACCCTGTCACGGACAGGGGAACCTTTTAACGACTTGCTCAGGTCGCGGGTCCGTTTAGCACCAGTCAGCGTGCTCGTAACCATACTGTTTTGCTAACAGCAGGTTGCGGCTCACCAACCGATTCTTCGCGAACTCGCACGGATACTTCTCATGCAATGCGTGATACATTTTCTGGAGCAGATCAAACTTCTTTACATCGTGTCGGTAATTTTCCATGTGTGATATGAGTGCGTCACCCAGATGCTCTCTTTTCACTACCTTCAAGTGCTCGATGTGTTTGGTCCAGCGCTTGGGGAAGAACTGAGGTCCTTCTGGTCCCATGCGTAGATCGCTCGAGAAGTACTCGGAGTGGTATATCGACTCACGCTGATGAATCTCCATCTCAACCCCAAGTTCCTTGGATGCGGCCACGTACGCTTCAACTCCTGCTGGCACCGGTTCCTGGTCCACATCATCCCCCCCTACGACGATAGGGAGGTCGATAATTTCCTCGTCTGTCATACCAAGACGGATGCACGCCATGACGTGCACCGCTAGTTGGGCAAACGAATTACCGACAATAGTGACAAACCAGCCACTCTTCATGATCCCCGGTGAAAGAGGTTCATAAGAAGTGCCGTCAGATGTTCGATATGTCGCTTCTTCGAACATTTGTTTAAAGCATCCATCGATGTCGGATAAGTAGGTTTGATACTCCTCCTCCGACCACGATGGTGGTTTCAAGGCCAACAATTTGACCGCATCTCTAACGCAGTTAGCTATCCAAATGGACATCATGTAGTCCCAATTCGACTTATCACTCTCCCATACTTGCCCTGGCAACACGCTCGCGAGGTGCTCGATGTGTCCTGGGTTTCCGGGTGAAAATGCGAATTTAATTGGAGTGTTGCGCCACTGCTTAACACACGCTATGCTGAGTCGGCGGAAAACGGCTGCGTGCTTGACAGTTACATGTAGAGGGCATCCAACGATAATACGGGGCATGCCTTTATCAAGTTTCGCTTTCTTGGTGGGTTCTCCCTTCAGGAAGACCTTAGCCTCAAATTTGAGGTTGTCCCACTCATTAAGCACTTGCTTGGCAAATCCCTTCTCACCATAGGCCTGTAATACTTGCTTGTTGGTGGGCTGCCCTAATGCACAATAAGGGTAACCACTAGCTTTCTTCGGGTCGATGATCGATGAGTTGATAATATCGAGGATTCCAGACTCCTTTCGGTAGTCCTCGTCAGGTTGAAACGAGGCGCTCTGAGCCATCTGTGCAATTACAGAAGCGCAGCGCTTCATCTCATCCTCCGTTGGCGGTTTGGTCGCGCTCCTCACGCGCGATTCAAACAGCTGAAGGTGTGCTTCGAGCGACTTTCTTTCAGTTGCTGGGGTCATGTCTGGGTAAGCAAACAGACCTCCCTCATACCCAAGGGCTTCAATCTCCTCCTTGAAGTCCTCTAGTACCTGTACAGCTTCAGGCTGCTCCTTGGGCGCTGAAGGTCCGTGGATCGATTTTAAACCCGTTTTCATCTTGTAGGGTACGATCTCTTTTGCCTTCTTTTTCGGGCTAGGTTTCTTTTTCTTAGTCCGAACGGAGCTGATGCTCACATTTTCGTATGTGTTCCGATGATAGCGGTCGTCGTCAAAGTCGACGTACTGCTCTCGGTTCCTTAGTCCGTGACCGACTGAGTCCATAATCATGTCCTCGAAGATGTCTTCGTCTCTACGTTTGTCGCCGGTTAACCCGAAGCACTCAACTAGACCACTGAGGTCCCAACCATAAGTTGCTTCCCCGTTGTCGAGTACAATGGAATATTTACCGTCGCGCATTTGTTTCACGCTGACCACACCACCACGCCATTTATTCTGTCGATAATGCTCCTTATAGGAAGCATCGGCGTAGGTGTATTTCTTCCGGTTCTTGGATTTGCTCTCCAAGCCAGTACCGACGTCAATCAAGTACTGTATCAATTCAGTTCGCACAGCTACATTGTGTTCACCAGCAGCGCTTACGTGCATGCCAACCACGCTGTTGCCACAAAGCAGGATTGATCCTGAGAATCCTTTCTGCGTGCTCGCTGTGTGGTGCAAGTGCTCATACCCTGAATCAGGTAGAGTCTTTCCAGACGCGGATACTAGGAGTCCATCTCCCGTGAATCCCACGCTATGTACTTGCTGGCCGTAAGCTGAGCGCACTTTCGTGGACGCTTTGGTCAACCCAATTTGAGACCATAATTTCTGATCAACTTCCCGAGCGAACGCGTCAACATCATACGATGATATAACGTTATTCTCTGGAGCGAAGAAATCATCAGGAGCTCTAATCAAGTTCGTTCGATCGACTTCGTAGTTGCCTTTCTTAGTGGGTCTGATGGAGGCGAGGTAAACTCGCGCTGTCGACTGATTAAGTGTGTTGCTGCAATGTCTCGCAGTCACGAAATAGTCATCCATCCGCCAAAAAGTGCCAAACAGCTGAACGTCTGTGTCGGTCGTAGTCACTAAAATAGCGCCCACGGGCTGTGATCGGCAAGGAAAATACTCCGAGCCTGGCATAGCCATCTCATCTTGGTGGCAACCGGTTCCTTCATCATCCGTGGTGAGTGTGTATTCTTTGCCGTTGACGCGGACTTTATACACCATTCCCTTCTCACCAAGGACTTGTCCTAGGAATCGGTTCGCTTTCTTCTTCGTTTGTGGTGCAACGAGATTATAATTCTCAGGCCCGGTCAGCCTTCTGCATAGCACTACTACGAGCACCACAAACACCAAATCCGTGAACGCTTGCGCTTCGAGCGACATGTTCTGGTACCATTCCAGGTTCATGCAGGAGCTAACCCACATACACATGTCGACAACTATGTTCACAAAACACAAGGTCACTCCAACCAACAAGTTTAACAATGCCTTGTACTTGTTTGGCTGGTCCTCGCCGCTCTCGCCCTTAGCTAAAGCGCTCGGAAGGTTTCCGGCAATAACGCACAAGAACCAGTAATTCTTGAGGTCGAGGATCATGTTGCGGTGACGCTTCACGATTGCCTTCGCGCCTTCCGAGAGGCGACGATCCCGCTCGACGCTACCAATGGGCCTAATGTCATATCTGAAAGTGTACACTGACGATTCGATATCGTCAGGTCTCCAAATCGGCTGATGTGGTTGCAGAAACACGTTGATGTATTGGTTAACGTCAAAAGTGGGGTCTACGATAATTGTCTCATCGTCTACAACTACCTCCATTGGAAAATGGTTCAGGTGTCCGATCCGAGCGCCCAAAAGGGCCTCGTATAGAGAAGCATGTTGCGCTACTATGTGGCTGCGGTAACCGTATAACTTGAGGAAGTCTGATCTTGAAACCAGTTCTTGACGTTCAAAGAGAACTTTCTCTTTTGAACCCCTCATGCATGCGGACAGAGCGTCTTGTGCCTCGTTCACGTCTCTTAGAACTTGCTCACATCTCGTCATCTCATCTATAGGCCCCTTATCAGATCCACAAGGCACGTAGTCCAACAAAATGTCGGCTACTTGGTACCAGATGGCTTCTGGAATCATGTTCTCATCCAAGAGTGGAATGTAGGCTGGCTTTTGGCGTACTACATCTGACCACGTGGTTGAGTGAATATCGGTATTGTTACTGGTCATTTCTACCAGCTTCGTTTGAATTATCGCGGGGTTGTAACTAGTCTCAGTT